GATTTCAATACTAACGCATTGACTGTTGGTAGAAACTCTTCTAATATAGCTAACGCAGCATCTGATCTTGTAGTTAATACACAAGGTGCAGCTTTTGGATTAGTATATTCAGGCGACGCTACAACAGGATGGACTTACACGGAGAAATAATATGTCAAATTACGAAGCAACTAAATACGATTTTGATGGAGCAAACCTTACAGGTATCGAGGGAATTCCTACAGCGACTATTGTGCCGTGGTCTTCTGCTTCAGTGCCAACAGGATTTTTAGAATGTAATGGTCAAGCAGTTTCAAGATCAACTTATTCTGCACTATTTGCAATCGTAGCTACAACTTACGGAACTGGAGACGGTTCATCTACTTTTAACGTACCAAATTTATCTGACAACGTAGCAGTTGGAAAATCAAATAACAAAGCTTTAGCTTCAACTGGCGGAGCAAACACAGTTACTTCAACTGGAAACGTTGGTGGTTCGACAGCAAACGCTTCTTTATCAGCATCACAACTTGCTTCTCACTCACATCCTTTTCCAACAGGGCAAAACCCACCGGGTGGTGCTATTACTCCAGGTAGACAAGCTAACCAAACTGCAAATACCGGTAACACAGGATCTGGTGGTGGTCACTCACATAACATGAGTGCAAACTTTAGTGGAGATGCAACATCAGTTTTACAACCTTATTTAACAGTAATTTATATAATTAAAACTTAGGAGAAAAAATGGCAAGTCAAGGAAAGTGGACAATAGTATTTGAAGATAAATGCATAATTAAAAATTTTGCAGAGGGAGCTTCTGAAGGTATTGGATATGTTATTTCAGATGATGCTTTTTGGGCAACCACTGATTTTCAAAACATTTGGGCTATTCAAGCAGGTACTTCTAATTCTTCAGATGAAGTAGAACATAGAGACGAAACTCCTCATTGTTCTTTAGCGGACAAAGGAATCGATATTCAACAATTTGCTGACAGATGGGATGCAGCTCATTTATCTAAGTTACAAGCTAATTGGGATGGGGATACTCGAGACGAATCTGAAAAAGGTTCAAGACCTACGTCTTATTCTTCATAATTATCTTAACATCATCCAAGAAGTTAAAATATATTTTTCACCAGATAAAGGTGAATTACCTCTATGAACATATGGAAAACCAGCAGGCCAAATAACTATTCTACCTGTTTTAGGTTTTACTCTTTTTGAAAAATGTAAAAATTCTGTTTCTCCCCCTTCTTCTACATCATTTAAATATATAGAAAAAACGAAAGCCCTTGGTTCATTTTCATAACCTTTACCGTGCTCTATATGCCAAACATGATAACCCTCTGTAGGTAATGTTTTTTGTATCTTTAAATCTGTAAAATGAAAAGGAACTCCATAAGCGTCATCTGCACCTACGTTTTTTATATAATGATTCCAGGCCAAATCAAAGTTTACCATCATGGGTTTTAAACTTTCCCACCATACATTTATATTATCTGGCATTGCAAAATATTGTTGATCTTGTTTTTGTAATACAGATGCTTTTTCAAAACCTATTCTATTAATTGTATTATTAAATTTATTTTGATCTTCATATAATTTAATTGCTTTATTGCATTCTTGCTCAGTAATATAATTATCATAGACACCTATAAAATTTTTTATGTTAACCGTTTTTTCTTTCATTTTTTTCCTTTAGTTTTTTATTAAATTCAAATTGATTTTTTTCAACGATATTAAAGATTAAACTATATCTATTTTGTTCTTCAGTAGATATATCAAAACCATGTAGTATTTCAGGTGGAAATACATAATAATCACCTGGTTCAGGGGATATTTTTAAATTTAATTCAGGGAGAATTAAATCGCATCCTTTTGTTAAATATAGTATACCATGTAGACAAGGGTGTGCATGATAGTTTAAACTATCTCCTTTTTTTATTTCATTTCCCCAAGCACTTTCAATTTTTTTTCTTTCTAAAAAATATTGAAAAATGTCAGGGTGAGTAACTTGATAAGTATTTATTAGATAAGCTAAAAAACCCTTAAAATTATCATTGTCTACATAATGATGCCAACTAGTCATTCCTCCTTTTACATTAGTATAATTTTTCATAGCAGGATCTAAATTATTTTGTATATCTAATATAAAATTGTGAACTACATGAGGGTAGGGATAATTTCCATGTAGTATATTTATGGTTCTTGGATAAGTAATAGTTAAACTGTTTTTAACTTCATTTAACTTATTATTTTTGGTTAATAAACTAATCATCTATTTTATAAACATTTGTACTGATACTCGTGGTATAATTGGACTTAAAACTGGATTAACTTTATGATTAATAGGAGCTTTTAATATTACTAAAGAATTACCTACTATGGGTATATAACCATGATTGTTTCCTAAATTAAACATTAATTCTCCACCATACTGAATATTCCATCTGTTGTTAATATAATATGTTGCTCCATATTTCCAACCATCATCGCTATGCCAATTAATACCCGCTCCTTTTTCCATATAATGAATATTAGTAGCAATACTTTTAAAATCTTTTAATTGATAAAATTGATTGTGATGAGTTAAAGTTTTTAATTTTTCAAAAGGAGGATATTTATCTACACCTACTCGTTTTGGAGGAACTATATTGGTTATCAAGTTATCCTCCCACAAACCTTTGGAAGTATGCAAATTTATGTTTTTACGTTCTTTAAATATAGCATCATGAATTCCTTTATAAGTAGAATAATCTAAGAAATTTTGTATATAATAAAGTTTATCCGGTATTGAATATATTAATTTCATTGGTGTAAAAAACAATTAATTGAATAACGTGCTCCTTTGGTAACAGGTTCTGTTCCATGAATCCAAATAGGGCCTGCTGGAAATAACATAGCATCTCCAGTTTTAAATGTTTCTTTTATTTGTCCATTAAAAAATCTAAATTCTCCACCCTCATAATCTTCATTTAAATTTAAAGTACATGAAGCTGTTATTGTTGGTCCAACATCTGTATGATCTGTAATACATTCACCTACACCATATTTTAATATCCTAATATTTTGAGTAGATTTAATTAATCTATCAGTAAAAGTAGGAGATATTTTTTTATGTCTTATATGAAGAACATAGTTGGCTATTATTATTGATATGTATTTTCTAGCTTCATTAAAAGCATATAATATATCTTTATTTGGGTTTTTTATCCTAGATAAATTAATACATTTAAAATTATCTTCTTCAAATTTTTTAGTCTGATATTTAAAACTAGCTTCAGTATGATAAAATTCAGGATATCTTTCAAAGGTTTCTATTAATTTTTGACATACATTTTTAGGGACTAACCCATTGATTCTATACTTTAAATCTGATATTTTATGGTCAAAGGACATTATATTGTATCTTTCATTCTCTATAAAACTAATATATAAGCTACTATATGCTACAAAAATTAAATTTCAAGCCTGGTTTTAATAAGCAAGACACAGAATCTGGTGCCGAGGGACAATGGACAGATGGTGATTTTGTTAGATTTAGGTATGGACTACCTGAAAAAATAGGTGGCTGGAACCAATTAACCGCTGGGTCTTTAACTTTACCAGGAGCAGCTAGAAGACAACATGCTTTTACTTCTTTTGCTGGTGAAAAATACACAGCTATTGGAACCTCACAAGGTTTATTTTTATATTATGGTAATGACTTTTTTGATATTACACCTTTAGATACAGCGATTACTGGAGGCACATTAACAACTGTTAATGCATCTCGAACTGTAACTATTAACAAAGGATCACATGGTCTAGCTGTAGGAAGATACGTAACTCTTTCATCTGTTACAGTAACAGGTGCATCAGATTTTACAGCGGCAGAATTAGAACAAGTTTATGAAATATTAACTGTGCCCGACGTAGATAAATTTACAGTGCAAGCATCTCGTGCTGAAGGAGGATCTGGTATGACTGCAGCAGGAGCAGTGACTGTTAATCCGTATGTTGAAGTGGGACCAACTACTCAGACAAGTGGTTATGGTTGGGGAACTTATTTATGGGGA